AAGAATCCTCAAAAGCTCAAAGAGCTTGCAGCTATCACCGACCCCGTAAAGTACGCCTTTGCGGTCGCCAAACTGGAGACACAATTGAAAGTCACGCCCCGCAAGGCCGCACCGCCGCCCGAAAAAACCGTGCAAGGAGGTACCGCGCCGGTATCGGGTACGGTCGACTCAACCCTTGAGCGCTTGCGCGCTGAGGCCGAAAAGACCGGCGACCGATCCAAGGTTGCCGCTTACCTCCGGTCAAAGCGCCAGGCGTAAGCCCTTCTCATCCGATAGGAGATTTTCAGCAATGAAACAAGCAATCAGTTTTACCCGGGGCCTCATCCTGTACGCCCTGGCTTCCGTGGCCTACCTGGGCCACAAGCTCCACGACGCCCTTTTCATGCACATGCACCGCCAAGGCATGATCCTGGGCGCGACCGCCTTCTCCAAACAAGAAACGGTCTTTTTCGATGAGCTTTTGGCCGGCTTTGATGACCGCCTCAAGTTTGGCCGAAACGTGTCGACTTTCAACGCCGACCCGGTCGTCCTCGAGCGCTCCCAAGGCACGGCGATTTGGCGCCCGGTCCCGTATGTGTCCGTTTCCATTGACGGCGCGGCCGGTACCGACATTTCGTCCAACTTCAATGACGTTACGCAATTGTCCGTCCCAATTTCCCTGGGCTACGACAAAACCGTGCCGTGGTCGATGACCACCAACGACCTGAATGATCCGCTCCAGCGTGACCGCAAGATGCGCTCCGCGCAACAGCGCCTTGCCACGGACATTAACGTCGCCATTGCCAACGTCGCGGCCCTCCAGGGTACGCTGGTAGTCAAGCGCACCACCGCCGCCAGCGGTTACGACGACATTTCCCTGGCCAATGCGATCATGCAGGAGCAAGGCGTGGTCGATGACGCGGCCAAGCGTGCGGCCTTCCTGCATACCCGCGACTATTCGCTGGTTGCCGGTAACCTGGCCAAGCCGCAAACCTCCGCCAACCCCAAGGTGAACCGCGCCTATGAGGAAGGCTACGTCGGCAACATCAGCGGCTTTGAGACTTACAGCGCTGAGTACACCTACCGCCTGACGGCCGCCGCTGGCGTTACCGTTACGGTCGACGGTGCCAATCAACGCTACGTCCCCAAGGCCACGAGCACAGCCGGCACGGGTGAGACCAACAACGTCGACAACCGTTACCAGAATTTGACCATTGCCGTTACCTCCGGCACGGTCAAGGTCGGGGACCGTTTCACCATTGCGGGCGTCAACGCTGTCAACCACATCACCAAGGCGGATACCGGCCAGCTCAAAACCTTCACCGTTACCGCCATCGTGTCGGGCGGCGGCGGCTCCGGCGTTGTCCAAATCTCCCCGCCGATCATTGCGGCCGATAGCTCCCCGACCCAAGCGGAAAGCGAATACAAGAACGTGACCGCTACCCCGGCCAACGGTGCGGCTATTACCTGGCTGAATACCGCCGCTTGCAACGTGGCACCTTTCTGGGATGAGCGCGCAATCGAACTCCTCCCGGGCCGCAATGGCTTTGACCCCGACATGATGAATGCCGGCGCCTCCGCCATCCAAGGCACCACGGAGCTGGGTGTGCAAATGGTTATGTACAAGTTCTTCGATATCAACACGAAGAAATTCAAGTACCGTTGCGACACTCGTTTCGGCGTTGGCATGACCAACCCGGAAATGGCCGGTATCATCCTCTTTAGTCAGACCTAAGAGGGCTAGGCGACCCGGGGGTTTCGGCTCCCGGGTTTTCGCACTTTTGAGAGGATATAGCAATGAAAAACCCGACCATGATTTACAAGGCGCCCGGCCCGCACGAAATCCACGGGGGCCGCTTCGATTACCGCATTGTCGATGCGGACGAGGAGGGCGAATTGGAGCAAGCCGTGGCCGACGGCTGGCATCTGACCACCCCCGCCGCCCTGGAAGCCCACGAGGCCGGCAAGAGTGGGGGCACTAAGCCCGCGGACGACAACGCCCCGCCCACGCGCGACGAACTGATTACCAAGGCCAAGGAGCTGGGCCTTACCTTTGGCCCCAACACCGCCTCCAAGAAGCTGGGCGAAATGATCGACGCCAAGTTGCTGGAGAATGCCGCCGCCCTGGCCCTGCAGCAAGCCGGCGTCCAGGAGTAAGCCATGGGCTGGACGAAGCGGCAATTTATCACCCAAGCCTTTGAGGAAATTGGCTTGGCGGCATATGTCTATGACCTCACGGACGAGCAATTAGATAGCGCGCTTCGTCGGCTCGACGCCATGGTTGCGGGCTGGAATGCCAACGGGGTGCGGATTGGCTACCCGCTCCCCTCGAGCCCTGAAAATAGCGACCTGGATGAGCAAACCGGCGTCCCGGATTTTGCCAATGAGGCCATTTACCTCAACTTGGCCCGCCGCCTGGCGCCAAGTTTCGGCAAGGTTGTCGACCCGGAGACAAAGGCCGCGGCGGACTTCGCCTATAGCAGCATGGCCAACCAAGTCGCCGTGCCAACTCCTGAGCGGCAAATGCCCGGCACAATGCCCCGCGGTCAAGGCAATAAGCCTTGGCGTACTACCCGAAACCCCTATTTTCCGCCGCCCGCGGACCCTGTGGCCGTCGGGTCGGACGGCGATTTGACATTGGAGTAAGGAGCCCCAAATGGCAACCATTAACCAACTGAGCGCGGTCGACAGCCTGAGCGACGGCGACCTCTTGCCGGTATATCAGACCGCCAACGGGGACGCGCGCAAAGCCTCCCTTTCCGTGCTGGTCTCCTACCTCCTGGGGAAGATTACGGCCAGCGACGACAAAGTTTCGCAGTATGCCGCCCCCTCCGCGACCGGCTTCTCCGTCCAGGTCAATAACGATAGCGACAGCGTGTGGCTGATTCTCACGCCGACCGCTGGCTTTGCCGCCGGCACCCTCGTTTTGCCGGCCGTGGCCAACTGCAAGGACCGCCAGGAGATTTTGGTCAACAGCACGCAAGCCGTCACCACCCTGACCGTCAATGGCAATGGGGCGACTGTCACTGGTGCCCCGACCACTCTCGCCGCCAACGGTTACTTCCGGCTGCGCTTCGAGGGTGTCACCAAGACTTGGTATCGTGTCGGTTAATTAAGGAGAAATACATGTCTGTCCTCGCACCCATCAACCCCGCTTACACCCAGGGTCAGACGGTCACGGCCGCTGCCGCGGCAGCCTCTGTCTCCGTGAACAAGGCTGCCAAGCAGCTCGCGGTCACGAACCTTGGCTTGAACGTGGCTTACGTTCGCACCGGAACCGGAACGATCGCAGCTACCACCGCTGACATGCCGGTTCTCCCGGGTACTCAGGTAACGCTGACTAAAGGCAATGACCAAGAGACCTTCAGCTACATCTCGGCGGCCGGCACTACGCTGCACGTGATTCCTGGCGAGGGCTGGTAACATGATCAAAGCAACCGCCAAAGTCAATTCACCTTACATCCTTGCGCAGTCCGGTGTACCGTTAATTCTGCCGTCGAGTGGGTCGATCGGAAACAATGGTGCACTGACGCTGACGACCGCGCTTGCCATAACGTATTCCGGCGGCTGCTACATGAGGTTTCCGGCGAACGCGATTTTCGCGGGGAGTGCTGCGGGGCTTTATTATGTGGTGATGAGTAGTGCCACTGCTGGCACTATTTACAACAACACACATTCGAGTGGCGTGCCTGCCATCCCCGCTAGCCCAACACCATTTGTTACGACTGGCCCAGGGGCTTACACGCAAACAACCGGTGCGGATATAACCGCGCACTCGTTTCTGCTACCTGCGGGAAGTCAAGGCGATAACGGCACACTACGGATTGAGCCGTCGTTTAGCAGCAACAATTCGGCAGGGTCAAAAACCTTTGGTGTAAAAGTCGGGGCCACGTCGGCGTGGGCGCGTTCACGAACAACTACAACAGGCGATCAGCCACTGATTGCTCTCACAAATCGGGGTCGGCAAGATCGCCAGATTTATGCGTATTCTGGCAGTTCGACATATTCGACAGCATCTTCGGCGGGAGCCGCGTTCGCAATTGATTTCTCGGCCAATCAAACCATTACAAGCACCCTTCAACTGGCAGTTGCGACGGATTACGTCGTTTGCGACAGTTTTATTATTACTGTGAGCCCATCATGATCCTCGTTTCGTTCATGTCATCCGACGCTATTTTGCTCAATCAGCAAATCATTGAAGATGCTGCCGCACTGCCGCTAGCGCCACCGGACGCTACTACGGTAATTACCCAGCCAGTGGACGCAGACGGTAATGCAATTGGTCCAGCGGCATTTACTGAAATCTAATCCCCTCTGCACGAACATCAAATGCAAATCCCAATCCTCAATGGCATCTATGCGGACGCGACGGCCGACTTTCGGACCTCCTACCCGCGCAACATGGTGCCAGTACCAAAAGACCAGGGAATCTCGAAGGGTTACCTTCGACCAGCTGACGGGTTAGTTGAGCTTGGCGTCGGTCCTGGTACCGATCGTGGTGGCATCAACTGGAATGGTACCTGCTATCGGGTCATGGGTTCTAAGCTGGTGCAGATCGACTACGCCGGCAATCTCACGCTGCTGGGCGAAGTTGGTCCTGGTGGTCAAGTGACGTTCGACTACTCGTTCGACCGACTCGGTGTATGTTCCAACGGTACCTTCTACTACTGGAACGGCTCATCGCTGGTGCAGGTCACCGACCCGGATTTGGGGCGCGTCATCGATTTTGTTTGGGTTGATGGCTACTTCATGACCACCGATGGCACCTCGCTGGTGGTGACTGAGCTCAATGACCCCACCCAGGTCAACCCGCTCAAGTACGGCAGCTCAGAAGCCGACCCCGATCCAGTCAAAGG